GTTATCCCAACATCATCGCCGATCAGCCTGTACTTTCGTTTTGAACGACAGTACTCGACCACGGCATGATGAGCTAAAGCACAGAGTGGCCAAGAGGCTTTAGCGCCCATTGGTTGCCCTGCAGCATATGTGACTTGTTCGCCTGACCACGCGACAGTGAATGTTCTATCTGCTAAGATAGTCCACCAAGCTCTTGCAAGCTCTTTGTCTTCACAAAGAGAGTGCAAAAGTGTTTCCTGGATTTCTCTAGGAAACCTGTCGGTGAAGGCGGTCAAATCAAAGGTTTGCACAAAATCCTTAAATTTTGTCCTCTCCTTAATGTAGTTACCTACATTCATATGTGATGATGTACCATCGGTCTCTAATGAATTTAATAGATTCATTAGAGCACTATGAAGTGGACTCAAGGCTCGTTGACTGTAGTAATCAACTACTGCAATAGTCCTTGTCTTACCGGCTTTCTCAGGAAACTGAGTTAGTTTCGAGTGAATAGCAGGTCCGGTTTCCCGGATAAACTCTTCATCGATAGGGTTATCATCATTTAGCTTAACGCTGACTGTCTGAATTGCTTCAAACAGTTTTGCGTCGTTGACGATAGCTGTGAGGTCTGATCCACTAGATGCTAAGGCAGGGCCGTTTGGTCCTTTCTTAACAGTATAGTGGTAATTCAATTCAGGGAATGATAAAGTCTTGTTTAGGGACTTTACCCAACCTGGAATGAATTCAACGACTTCTTTCAGTACCTTCTCATCACGTTTTGGCGGAGTGGTTACCGTCTTAATGTCATGTGAAGGTGCTAACCGAAAGACCTCTACACTTCTGAATATAGCTAACACTATAATTCTGAGTGATAAGTCTTCGGATCGAAGATAAGGCTTAAAATCCTTAAATTCGGTAGGAAAGCCGTCTTTGTCAGACTTGACAAATCCTAAAGGCTCTATAGGCTGATGGATGGTATATCTCTCACATACCGTGAGTAGATCTTTCATCCTTCTCACCATGAACACGCGTCCATGGTGCCTTTGCACTTTAGTGCAATAGGCCCTATAGTGTCGTGCCAGTTTGGTAACGTTTTGGTTACAAACCACTTTAGCCAACATGATTAGGCTAGAATGGTAAGTTTCTAACATGTTATCCTCCTTATTGATATATATGGATTACTAACTGTCTCTCG